GCCACCGTGACGGCCAGCCCCAGCGCCACATCCTCACGGTTGGCCGTCACCTTGACCGTGATCTTGGACAGCTCGGCAATGAGTACGCCGTCCACCCAAATCTCGCCCCAGGTGCCCGTCAGGGTACGGTTGCCTCTCAATTTGCCCATGTGTTTTCCCTCCTTACATATTGCAGGTTAGCTTCAGATCTTCCATCGCGTCCACAAACTTGACATTGCTGGCGATAAAGACCTTGGAGCCGGTGTTCGCCTGGGCCAGGGCGGTTTCGTCCATCTCAGAGGTGTCGGTGCCCTGGCTCTGCAGATAGGTTTCCTGGGCCTCCACATCGATGGCGGCGGTGTTGTCAAAGGTTCTGTCCAGCACATTGCCCTCCAGCTCCCGGTGATAGGCCAGGATTGCAGCCACAAGCGCCTGCTTGTTGTCGTAGTCATTGATGACCTTTCCCACATAGGAGGACTCAAAGGTTTCCCGGATGTCATCCTGGTACAGGTCAACGCCTTCGATGATCTTGATCTTCGAGAAGTCCTGTCCATGCTCCGGGGTAAAAGAGGTCAGGCTGTTTACGCCGCGCCCGATCTTGTACTTCTCCCCATCAAAGACGATGACCAGTTCTCCGTTATCGATGCGCTCATTCGCGTCCTCCGGCACATCGGCGGCGGTGATGTCGGTCAGCGCGAAGTAGCTGCAGCTCCGGGCCAGGGACAGACCGGCCAGCACACCGGCAATACGGCAGCAATACTCTGCTGTGCTGAAGGCCGTGGTGCCGAGGGTGCTGGTAATGTTGTCCGTGGTCAGGTTGATGATGCCCTCGTGGTCGCCCTTGCAGTTGGGCAGCACTGCCTTGAAGGTCTTGTGGTGGTCATCCCGCGCCTCCTTGATCCAGGCGGCCACCGTAGTCTTTTCATCATCGGTGATTCCCGGAATAACCAGGTAGTTCCACTTCAGGTCGTTCAGCTGCTTCAGCTGCGGGTTCAGGTTCTCTTCCGTGGTGGCCACCTTCAGCACGATGGTCTTGGCGGGGGAACCCTCATAGACCAGCTTCAGGTACTCGTAGTTGCGCGCCGTGAAGTGGGTGGGATCCACATCCAGCACGCTCTTGTAGATGTTTAGCGCCTGGCCCTCTTCGGTGTCATCCTTCAGAACGATGGCCACGATGCCCCGTGCGCTGCGCTTGATGGCGGTCACGCCCTTGGTCTTAAATTCAATGATGATTTCGGGCAAGCCCATAAAATCACTCCTTTCGGTTGGTTCGGATATTGGACTCCAGCTCCGCCATGAGCGGCGGGGCCTCCGGCTCCTCAATGCTGTCGCGGAAGGCCAGCGTGAAGGTGGCGTGGAGTACCTTGTCCACAATATTGAAGGCCAGGTCGGGAATGGTCCCCGCCCTGGCCTCGCCTTTGTCGGTAAAGCGGAATACCGGGCGCAGCAGATCGTCCAGCTCCTGGCTGATCTGCAGGTACTCCAGATTGCTCTCGCCCTTGGTGTGGATCGCGGCGTCCACCAGGATGGTGCGGTCTGTGTAGCCCCGGCCTGCGCTCTGGTTGCCGGAGGGGATGATGTCCAGATAGATATAGTCCTCCAGCTCCGTCTGGCCCGCCTCCTGCGTCTTGTCGATCCCCTCGCCGAACACATTGAAGGCGGGCCATCGCCCCTTCAGCAGGGCGATCAGGCTACTGCGGACGGCCTCGTAAATGGTGGTGGCCATGCTCTTCCTCCTCACAGGTCATGGGTGTTGATGAAGTCGCTGAGCCATTCCCGCAGGAAACCGGGCAGGGCCTGGTTCAGCTCCTCTAGGGACAGCTCCATCATGTGCTTGCCGGGCACAAAACCGCGCCCGCCCCGTGTCCGGTGCCCATACTCCACCGGCTCCGCGTACTCCACATTGGTGTAGACCTCGATATAATAGGTATCCCCCTTCTTGACAATCGGGCCGACTGTCCAGCTTTCCTGGAGTCGGCCCGTCTTGTGCGGGGTCTTTTCCTTGACCTTGCCCTGCAGCTCACGGGCAAGCTGAATGACCATCTTTCGGAACTCAGCGGGATATTCCTCCTCGATCATGCGGGAGAGCTGCTGCTCCAGCGCGTCGAGGCCATCAAAGCGGTATTCTGTCCGGCTCATGCTTTCGCCTTCGCCAGCTTCAGCGGCACATTGTTGTGGGAGGGCTGCCGATCCGCAAGCCCGGCCTCCGTCAGGTACTCCCGGCCCAGCCGGATCACCTTCACCGTGTCCCCAGGCTCGATCTCCACCTCCGGGCGGACAAAGAGCAGGAAGTCGGTGTCAATGCTGGCGGTGGGTTCCTTTTTCCCCAGCTTGCCCCCGGAGGGGCTGGAGAGGGCGCAGGGTATATTCTCATATACCTGCCTGCCGTCCAGCCCCTTCTGGAACACGCTCTCCCCGGAGGGCAGGGTCGTTTTCTGCGGACGGTACACCCAGCAGCTGTCCTGATAGGTCAGCGCCAGGATGTCGGCTTCCGTCATGTAGGGCAGTCCTTCGGCAGCTTCATCCGCCTGAAGGGGATGAGCTGGCTCTCATAGTTCTTCACAAAAGCCACTGTCTCCTTCAGGCTGTTGGCCTTGTCCCGGTAGCTGATGCTGGTGTCGCCCCGCGTGACGCTGGCCACATCGTTCTCCGATGGGGCCACCTGGTCGGCCCGGAGCATATCCTCCACAATCTGCGCCGCCACATCCTCCAGCGGGGGAGGAAAGTCCTCCCGTCCGCAGAATACCAGGATGCGGCTGATGGCCCGCTTCACATACCGCTCGATGGTGGGCAGCTGCTCATCCGGCAGCTGCAGGTCACTTTTCGCCGTCGCCGCTATCCGGCTCACCAGTTCCTGATCCATCCGGTTCCTCCTTGGGCTTGCCGCCCTTCTTCGTACCGCCCTTGCTCTCCGCCTTCAGCCGGTCAAGCAGGGCGTCGCCCAGCTTCTCCAGGTCAGCCTTCGTCACCGGGCGGCTCTCCTCCTCGGCAGCGCCGCCGATCCGGGTAAAGCCCTTCTTCTCCAGCTTGGCGGCCCGCTCTTCGCTGGCCACCTGTCGAACTTCATTCAGTCTCTTCAGAGTAATCATGATAAGCCCTCCTCTTAGCCGCCAACGCCAGCCTTGGCCTGCTTGATGTTTACCCACATGGCCTCCAGCTTGTTGTCCGGCACCCACAGGTCGTGGTACTTGCGGTAATCCGTCGCCCAGGCCCGCTTCTTCTGATAGGTCTCCGGGTCGAAGATCCGCACCTTGTCCGTGCGGGATACGGCGATGGGGGCCGTGCGGGGGCAGATGATCCAGTTGATGTCCTGGGCTCCCTCCGCAGCTGTAAAGCCGCCCTTCTCCTGACCGCCCGTGGTTCCGTCGTTGAAGATATAGCTGGTCTTCATACGACCGCTGCCCACGCGCAGGATAGGATGCTCTCCATTCAGGCTCTTTACCTTCACCGTGACATCGCCCTGCTTGAAGTCCATCACGCTCAACCTTGCGAATGTGCATATCTACGAGAACAACATCGAACACACCATACAACTGCTCGACGGGAACGAGAACGTGAAATTTGAACTGAACGTATAAAACATGAAAAAACAGTATTTATCGGCACCGCTCCCTTTCGTGGGACAGAAGCGCATGTTCGCGCGTGAGTTCATCAAGGTTCTGAAGCAATATCCGGAGGACACGGTATTCGTGGATTTGTTCGGCGGTTCAGGTCTGCTGTCGCACATCACCAAGTGCCAGAAGCCAAATGCCACAGTCATATACAACGACTTCGACGGCTACCGCAACCGCCTACAGCATATCCCGCAGACCAACCGCCTTTTGGCTGACCTGCGCAAAATGGTGGAGGCGGAGGGCATACCCAAGCACAGCTGCATCCGTGGCGAGCTGCGCGACCGTATATTCGCCCGACTGGAGCAGGAGGAGCGTGAGGTCGGGTACATTGACTTCATCACCATTTCCGCAGGACTGATGTTCTCCATGAAGTACAAGATGAGCATTCCTGAAATGAGGAAGGAGGCACTCTACAACAACATACGCAAGTCTGACTATCCCGCTTGCGATGATTATCTGGAAGGCATCACTGTTGTGTCGTGCGACTACAAGGAGTTGTTCGCCCGATACAAGGACGTGCCGAATGTGGTGTTCCTTGTCGATCCGCCGTATCTCTCCACCGATGTGGGTACATATAATATGTACTGGAGGCTGTCAGATTACCTTGATGTGCTGACCATTCTTGCCGGTCATCGTTTCGTTTACTTCACTTCTAACAAGTCGTCCATCATCGAGCTTTGCGAGTGGATGGGCAGGAATCCGACCGTGGGCAACCCATTCAGAAACTGTCACAAAGTGGAGTTCAACGCCACCGTGAACTACAGCTCGCACTACACGGACATGATGCTGTTCACCGATGCCGCCTGACGGTGTTATAATTCAATTCTGACAACATAATAAGAGCGTTCCAAGCAATCAGCCGGGAACGCTCTTTCTGTTTGATACGGGGCAAATCAGAGCCGTTTTATGGCGACATACTGATATACCTCTATGGTCTCCACGATGTCCTCGTGGTCATGGTTGGTGATGCTCTGCGCAAGGTCAAGTTCTCCGAAGGTTTCGCCCTCCAGGTTGGCAAGCCTCCTGTGGATTCTGTCGGGCAGGTCGAACACCTCCAGCGCATCTTCCTTGAACGGACTGCCCTCACTGGCAGCGCCT